ATGGAGTTCCCTGAACTCAAGGACAAAGCCTTTGACATGTACAAAGAGTGGGAGCCGGACGTGTGTCTGATCGAAGCCAAGGCGGCAGGGGCTCCGCTTGTGTACGAACTTCGGGCGATGGGGCTTATCGTTTCTGAGTACACCCCTACCCGGGGGACCAAGAAGATCCCTAACGACAAATTTGCCCGTTTGAACTCAGTAGCGGATATATTTCGCTCTGGAAAGGTCTGGGCTCCAGACAGGAGATGGGCCAGGGAAGTGATTGAACAGATGGCTTCGTTCCCAAATGCGGATCACGACGACTTGGTGGACTCAACAGTCCAAGCCATGCTGCGTTTCCGAGCAGGTGGCCTGATCAAACTGGAATCGGATGAGAACGATTCCTCCCCCGTTCAGCCCCGTAGGGCTGCGTACTACTGAGGATTTATATGGCAACCAATATCGACCCGGCAATGGTTCCCCTTCTCCCAGAAGAGATGGGAGATGAACCAATGGTTGAGATTGAAATTGAAGATCCCGAATCTGTCAAGATCGGGATGGGTGGTTTAGAGATTGAGTTGGAGCCTGCGGCTGAAACCGCCGAAGACTTCGATGCCAACCTCGCTGAATACATGGACGACGGAGACCTCCAGGGTCTGGCCTCTGAACTGATCGGTCTTGTAGATGCGGACATCAACTCCCGCAAAGACTGGGCAGACATGTACGTCAAAGGACTCGAAGTCCTGGGCATGAAGTACGAAGAAAGAGCAGAACCTTGGCTTGGAGCCTGTGGCGTTTACTCTCCAATCCTGACCGAAGCGGCCATTCGTTTTCAGTCAGAGATGATCACCGAGACCTTTCCGGCTCAAGGCCCGGTGAAAACTCAGATCATTGGTGAAGTTACTCGCAAAAACGAAGATGCGGCAGAACGTGTCCGTGATGACATGAACTACCGCCTGACAGACGAGATGATCGAGTACCGTCCCGAGCATGAGCGGCTTCTGTACTCCCTCGGTCTGGCCGGTGCAGCATTCAAAAAGGTTTACTACGATCCGACCATTGGACGCCAGACAGCCCCGTACATTCAGGCAGAAGACCTGATCATTCCCTACGGCGCTGCCAATGTTTACACCGCAGAGCGCGTCACCCATGTGATGCGTAAGACGGAGAACGATCTCAACAAGTTGATGGCCGCTGGCTTCTACCGTCACACCGAACTGGGTGAGCCGGTCAGAATTTTCACGGACATCGAGAAGAAGAAGGCAGAGGAGCAGGGCTACACCCTTACCGATGATGATCGGTATCAGGTGCTTGAGATTCACGTTGATTGGAATCTGAAGGGCTATGAAGATACGGATGCTGAAGGCGAAGAAACGGGTATTGGCCTCCCCTACGTCATCACCATCGAACGAGGTACCTCAACGGTTCTATCAATCCGACGGAACTGGGATGAGCGAGACCCCCGAAAACTCAAGCGACAGCACTTCGTTCAGTACACTTATATCCCTGGCTTTGGTGCTTATGGCCTTGGCTTCATTCATATTGTTGGTGGCTATGCTCGTGCAGGGACCGCAATTATTCGCCAGTTGGTGGACGCAGGCACACTCAGCAATCTGCCGGGTGGACTTAAAACAAGAGGTCTCCGTGTCAAGGGCGACGACACGCCTATCGCACCAGGCGAGTTCCGAGATGTAGATATTCCCTCCGGGGCGCTGCGTGACAACATCATGCCGCTGCCGTACAAGGAGCCGAGCCAAGTTCTAGCGGCTCTCCTTGAAAAGATCACCGATGAAGGCCGTCGCCTGGCGGCTATTGGTGATTTGAAGTTCAGCGACATGTCGTCCCAAGCACCAGTTGGTACGACGCTGGCTCTGCTTGAGCGGCAACTCAAGACGATGTCTGCTGTTCAGGCTCGCGTGCATGCAAGCCTGAAGATGGAGTTCAAACTCCTGAAGCAGATTATCCGGGACTACATGCCGCCGGATTACTCCTACATCCCCGTGGGAGGAGACCGTGCTGCCAAGCAGGAGGACTACGATCTTGTTGAGGTGATCCCGGTCTCTGATCCAAACGCCGCCACGATGGCGCAGCGGATCATGCAGTACCAAGCCGCTCTCCAGTTGGCCCAGGGCGCTCCTCAAATCTATGACCTGCCCAACCTGCACCGGCAGATGTTGGAAGTTCTTGGCATCAAGAACGCAGAGAAGTTGGTTCCGGTCGAGGAAGATCAGAAGCCCCGTGACCCGATCAGCGAGAACATGTCGTTCCTGACCGGTAAGCCAACCAAGGCATTCATCTATCAGGACCATCAGGCTCACATCGCCACCCACATGGCGCTGATGCAAGACCCGATGGTGGCTCAGATGATTGGACAGTCTCCGATGGCACAACAGATGGGCGCAGCCATCATGGCTCACGTCGCAGAGCACATGGCCTTTGCATACCGTCAACAGGTCGAAGAACAGTTGGGCGTGCCTCTCACTCCGCCCGATGCTGAACTGGATGAGCAGGCAGAGGTGCAAATCTCCCGTCTGGTTGCTCAGGCCGCACAGCAACTGCTTCAGACCAACATGGGCAAGGCTCAACAAGCCCAAGCCCAACAGCAGGCGCAGAACCCGCAACTTCAGATGGCGCAGGCAGAACTGCAACTACGGGCTCAGGAACTGCAACGCAAGGAGCAGGACAGTGAGCGCGACTTTGCAATTGCTCAGGAGAAGATCCGTTTGGAGCGTGAGCGCATTGAAGTTGAAAGACAAAAGGAACAGGCTCGTCTGGCAAACCAGAACCGCCAAGCCGACAAGAAACTTCGCGCCGAGATGATTAAGACGGTTATGAAGCCCCGTGGTCAAAAGCCCATGCCTAAGCAATGAGGATAGACAAGAGTTGGCTTGAGTGGATTGCACACAACGCTGCGGCGGGTGTGCAGTCCAAAGACCTGATGAGGGTCATGCTTGAGCATGGCGTCGATAAAGATGATGCTCGGATTCTGATTGATTGGGTTACCACAAACCCGCTGATGGGCGCGGTGCAAAGGATGCACAAGAAGCACGAGAAGTTGGCTTCGATGATGCGTAATGTAGGCGCGGTGCAACAGCAGGCGCTTGACATCCAGAAGATTGATACGCCGGACGAAGAAACCTTCTACCGAGAGTATTGGCGCAAGAACCAGCCCGTCATCTTGAAGGGCATGGTTGATGACTGGCAGGCCATGACCAAATGGACGATGCCTTTTCTGTCGGAGAACTTTGGAGATCAAGTCATTGAGATTCAAGAGAACCGAGAGAAAGACCCGGACTACGAAATCAACAGCATCAACCACAAGAAGAAGGTAACAGTCCGAGAGTTCATTGACCGGATTGGCAAAGGACCGTCGAACGATTTCTACATGACGGCCAACAACCACATCTTTGAGACCGAAGAGATGGGGGTTCTGCTCAATGACGTTGGCAGCGTGCCTTCTTACATCACGCCACCCAAGGAGCGGGATGGCAATTGGTTCTTGTGGGTTGGGCCGGCAGGCACGATCACGCCCCTGCACCACGACGAGAACATCATCTTCCATACCCAAATCAAGGGCAGGAAGAGATGGAAGTTGATCTCTCCAATGGACACACCCAATCTGTACAACCACAAGGCTGTGTTCTCGGAGGTTGACCTATTCAATATCAACTACGACCGGTTCCCGCTCATGCGGGGCGTTCAGGTGGCAGATTTGGTAGTGGAGCCCGGGGAAACGCTATTCCTTCCCCTGGGTTGGTGGCACGGAGTCGAGGCGCTTGAACCCTCAATCTCCGTGTCTTCTGTGGCTTTTAAATATCCAAACCATTGGAAGTTTAGTAATCCGTAAGGAGCAATCATGGCAACCACTGCGTTTTCCGTGGTATTGACAAACATTGAGGAGCACCGGGAGTCCATCGCCCGAGCCCTCGTAGATGGTGCGGCTCGGGACTATGCCGAGTACCGCAGTATGTGTGGTGAGGTCCGGGGTCTCTCAACCGCACACATGTTTATCACCGACCTCGTGCGAAAGATGGAGCAAAACGAAGATGAGTGAAATCCTCCTTAGTACCGGCGAAGACGCCGTGCCGACCACCCTGCCAGAAACGGCAGAGGAAAAGGCCAAGCAACTTCCCGATCCTTCCACCTACCACCTGCTCTGTGCGCTGCCAGAGATTGAGAAGGAGTATGAGAGCGGGATCGTTAAGTCCGGACAGACCATGCACTTCGAAGAAGTCATGTCCCCTGTACTGTTTGTGATGAAGATGGGGCCGGATGCCTACGGCGACAAAACCCGTTTCCCCAGCGGACCCTCGTGTAAACCGGGCGACTTTGTTCTGGTGCGTCCCAATACTGGAACCCGAGTGAAGATTCACGGGCGTGAGTTCCGCATCATCAATGACGACAGCGTGGAAGCCGTGGTGCAAGACCCGCGTGGCATCTCTCGCGTTTAAAGGAGGATCACATGCCGCTTGATCAAGAAGCGTTTAAATTCCCGGACGAGAAGGCCGAGGAAAAGAAGCAGGATGAAATCGACTTTGAAGTCGAAGGAGATTCTGAGATTGAGGTGGTGGACGACACTCCCCCAGAGGATCGTGATCGTGCGCCCATGAAGGAGCCTCCCTCGGAGGTGACGGATGAGGAACTTGCCCAGTATTCAGACGGGGTTAAGAAGCGCATCCAACATTTCTCTAAGGGTTATCACGAAGAGCGCCGGGCAAAAGAGGCTGCTTTCCGTGAGCGGGAAGAGGCTGTACGCCTTGCACAACAACTCATAGAGGAGAACAAGAAACTCCAGAGTTCGCAGGGCCAGACCCAGCAGGTACTGCTTGAGCAGGCCAAGAAGGTCGTTGAAAACGAACTGTCTGAAGCCAAACGTAAATACAAGGAAGCCTATGAATCAGGAGATTCAGACGCCCTTGTTGCGGCCCAGGAAGAACTGACCGCCGCCAAAATCAAGGCAGACCGGGTAAACAATTTCAAGCCCGCCCCTTTACAACAGGAAAAACCTGCGGTACAACCCGCACCACAACCAGTTCAGCAAGAGCAGGTTCGCGTTGATCCCAAAGCCTCTGCGTGGCAAGAAGCCAATCCGTGGTTTGGACAAGATGACGAGATGACCGCTCTTGCACTGACGGTTCATCGAAAACTTGTGGAAAGTGGGGTAAGTCCAAACAGCGATGAATACTACGACCGCATCAATACTCGGATGCGGCAGGTCTTCCCAGATGCGTTCACCTCTGAGAAGCCGGTAAAGAAATCGCCTGTCGTGGCACCTGCGACCCGAAGCACAGCGCCCAAAAAGATCGTGCTGACCAAGTCCCAAGTAAACATCGCCAAGCGGCTCGGACTGACGAATGAGCAGTACGCCCGTGCGGTTGCGGAAGAAATGAGGAAACAAAATGGCTGAACAACGTACCCCCCGAGATTTGGAAACCCGAGCAAAGATGGAGCGCCCCAAGCAGTGGATGCTTCCTGAACTGCTGCCGAGCCCCAACCCCGAGGACGGCTACGAGTTCCGTTGGATTCGAATCAGTACCCTGGGTACTGCCGATCCAGGCCATATTTCTTCAAAACTCCGCGAAGGTTGGGAGCCTGTGAAGGCATCTGAGCACCCTGAAATCCAGATCATGGCAACTGGGGACAAGCCCCGGTTCCCAGACAGTATCGAGATCGGTGGACTCTTGCTTTGCAAAACACCCAAAGAGTTTGTTGACCAACGCAACTCGTACTATCAGCGTCAAACTGATGGTCAGATGCAGTCGGTTGACAACGCCTTCATGCGCGAGAACGATCCCCGGATGCCCGTCTTCAAGGAGCGGCGCTCTGAGGTGAAGTTCGGACGCGGTTAAATCATTTTTGGAGTCACAAATGGCATACCCTGTTGTTGACGCTCCCTACGGTTTCAAAGCCATCAACGAGTTGAATGGCCTACCGTACGCCGGAGCAACCCGACAAATTCCCATTGCCCGAAACTACGGCACCGCCCTGTTCAATGGCGACCTGTTGCAGTTGACGACGGACGGGACTTTGATCAAGACCTCTTACTCTGCCGCAAGCAGCCCGACCTCGGTCATCGCTGGTATTGTTGGCGTGTTCGTGGGCTGCTCGTACACCAACCCCTCGACCGGTCAGAAGTTGTTTGCCCAGTACTACCCCGGTAGCATTCTGGCAAACGACATCGTGGCCTACGTTGTGGACGATCCCTCGGCACTGTTCAAGGTGGTGATGGTTGGTCAAACGTCTACCGAGAGCAATACCGCTTCCGTCGTTGGCTACGCCAACCAGTCGTTCGTTGGAACCAACGTGTATGCGATTACTGGCGTTGCCGGTAGCACTACCACGGGCAATTCCAAGATGGCTGTGTCTGGTGACGGCCCGACCAACGGTACCGGTAACGTCCGCGTTGCAACCAACTCGCTGCCCTTCCGCGTCGTGGCTGTGGTCCCTGAAACGGCTTACTCCGTGTCTGGCACGGGTACCGCCGCTACTACGACCATCACGCTTGACGCTGCGGTTACTGGCCTTCAGGCCGGTATGGCAGTGACCTGCCCTGAGGCAAGTGCAGGCGGAAACCCTGGCGACTTCAACTATGTGACCAACGTGAACGGCACGACCGTCACCGTGGCGAAGACGCTGACTGCTTCCACCGCTGGTAGCAACTTCACCTTCGTGGGCTTCCCCGAAGTTCTGGTGAAGTGGAACCAGGGCTGGCACTCGT